TTTAAACATATTTATAGGTTTCAAATAGTCACCTTGTTTAAACTCATATTTATTAAAATCTACATTAGGAGATATTGTATATCCTATATTACCACTTCCAGAAGAACTATTTACATTAGAATTAGCTAATCCTAACTGACCTAATGCATATACATTAGGATGTAATCCAGCTACTTTATAAGCTAATATTTTTCTTAAATCTTCTTTAATAGATTCTTTAATTTTTTCAATAGTTTTAGAAAATATTGTTTTTATTAAATTAACAGATGCAAATAAACCTGATGAAGTATTAGTAGCTCCATCTAATACAACATCTACAAAATCAGCTAAATCTTCAGAACTAGTTATTCTTTGTTGAGCAGCAGCAGGCATATTACTTATTTTTTTATAAATAGCAGCTGCAGCAGCTTGCATTACTTTTTTTCTAATATTTTGTTTAATATCAAATGGATCTGTACCTGAGTTACCATCTAACTCATCTATATAATTACCTATTTTATAACATATAACAGTTGCTATAATTGATATAGTATAATTTATACCAAGAGGGTTATTATTTAAATTTAATCTATCAAAAGTTTGCATACCACCAGTAATAGCAGTACCAAATCTAGTCTTATCATTTTCTTGTCTTTCAACATATACTATTCTAAATCCACTAATATCTTGAGCTAAATCTTGAGGTATATTAATATCAAAATCTATATAAGTAGAATACATTGTTAGATTACCACTACTAAAAGTTGATAATAAAGATTCAGGACTAGTAGTTTCATTAAAGTCAGGCATCTTAATATCACCTATCCAGTTAACATAAGAAGCTTGTCCTTTCTTATTATAAAAGGTAATACCAAATCTATATACTTCACCACGTTGCCAAGATACTTGACAACTAGCTTTATAAGGAGATTTTAAACTACTAAAGCTACCATTGTTATTAGTAACATGGTTAGGTACACTTAAGATTGTATTAGTATTATCTACAGCAGTTTTAATTAAAGGTGCTCTATTAATCTTTAATGCTGGATTAACACCAGTATCAACTATAATTTGAGTAGTACCAAAAGTATAACCAACATTAGGACCTTGACCACCTAAAGTAACACCATTTTGTTTATATTTATATTGATAGTTATTATACCAAGTACTAGGATTACCACTTGTATTTAAACCAAATATTTTACCACTCTCATCATTATAAGGATTAATAACATCTAATTGAGTGTTATTAGGATAGTTAGTAGTAAAAGTATTTGTAGTTCCATCTAATTCATAAGTAGTACATTCACCATTATTATTATATCTATAAGCTCTATAATCTACATCAACTTTAAACATTTCATTAGTAGTATTAGCAGCAAATAAGATATTATCTTTAACTTCAATAGTACCTACTTTTTCAAATGGAGCATACATTATATTAAACTCTTCTGTAGTTAATAGAAAAGTATCACTAAATAAATCAGTAAAGCTTTCATATTGATTTCTATATAAAGATATTTCTTTATAAGGATATACAAATATTTCAGGTAAATTAGGTTGACTGTAATATATTAAAGCGTATTGAATCATTTCATAATCTTTATCAATACGAGGTATATAAAACTCAATACCTTTATCAGAGTCAATAACTTCTTTAGTATCTGTTGCAGCCATAACATCTGTAGTAATTTCTACAGTATTAGCTAAAGGATATCCAAATTCACTATTAAACTCATTACCTTCAATAACATCTATTAAATTACTACAAGTACTGAAGTTAGTTAAATCTCCACTCTTACTTAGTAATCTATAAGCTAATTGATATTTACCTTCAGGTAAACTACCTTTAATTAATTTACTAATAACAGGTGTATCTAAATTACATTCAGATACTATATTTAAAGTTCTTACAGGTATATTTAATAATGATTGTAAAGAACCTATTGTATTAATACTTCTTAATGGATTAACATTATCAGTCCAATATATTCTAGCAAAGTTTTCATTCTCATACTTAGCAATAGCTTTAATTCTATCTACTTTCTTAAAATTAAGAAATCTATTGTACATCATATGATTATTAACAGTTAATTCATAACCATTAATAGCACCTAATATATTATCACTAGTACCTGAAAAACTACACCTCCATATTTGACCATAACCATCATCATTAAGATTACCTACAGTATTACTCTTTGTAATAAAGAATAGTTTTTGTATACCTGATCCATCAGTTATAACTACACCTTCAATAGCTTTTAAGTTTTCTTGAGCAGGTACAGTTTGAGGATATTCTCCATTAACTTCATAAGTAGCAGCTGGTATAGTTGTAGGAAACTGAATTTGTAGTTTAGTTCCTTTCTTATTTTGTACAACAGCTGTACTTAACCCACCATCAGTAAGTAAAGTAATATTTAGAGCATCTAAATAATTACCTGGCTTATATATAGTTTTAGCTAAGTCTTGGTTAATACCTCCACTAAAACTGTTTATAGCAATACCGTTAGTTTGACCACTTTGTTCTTGTTCTTTATCTTGAGCCATTAGTATTAATATCTATAGTTTCTCATACCAAAGTTAATATATTGAGATTGACCAATACCTTCAAAGTTTCTAGCTTGTTCATTAATTCTAGGCATAAGTGTAAGGTGTTGATTTTTCCAAGATTCCATCATATCATAATTAGGAGTAAGAGCTTTAGTTTTAGCTTGACCTACATACCACATCCACTCTCTTTCAGAGTATTCAAATACATCTCTAGCAATTATATTTCTTCTCCATAATACATAATCTACTTTAAGTCTTATATAAGATTGTACAGCTTGTTTAAAGCTAATATCATCAGGTATAAGAGGATAACCTTCCTGATCTACTGGAAAGGCTTTATAAAACATAATTACTTGAGCACCATCTTTAAAAGAAGTAAATATATAGTTACCTTGTACATTATAAGTAATATCTCTTAAAGTGTAAGGTAAATTATTAATCAAACCTTTAGTAATTGCATTATCATAATTATTAAAGTTAATAATTGGATTACCATTAGGATCAAATCCTACAGGTTGTACAGGATTAACTAAAGGATAGTCATTAATATTATTAATGTTCCAAGGATGAGTAGTAGAAGTTGAACCTCTCATAGGTACTATTACACCATTTTTAGTAAGTACCATAGCTTGATCTAAAGTATGTAGGTTACAAGGTATAAATCCTTTATGATTCTCAATATCAATAATTGCATAATCATTAATAAGATTATAAGGTACACCTATTAAATCACAAGCTTCATTAGCCCATTCTACAAAACTTCCTACTTCAAACTGTTGATTCTTATATTGGTTATCTCTAAGTACATTGTTTATAACTTCATTAACTGAAATTAACTTACCATTTAATGCCATATTTTAATTTGTATATTAGTAATCTGAGAAAGGACTTACAAAAAAATCTAACTCAGGATGTTTTTTAATTAGTTCAGGTACTTGTCTTTTAAATTCTCTTACAGCTGTAAGTTTGTAATATTTCTTTTTATTCATATTAGAAGTTCTTTTTAACCATACTATCTTTAATCTGTAACCATTAGTATGATCATTAAATTGATATACTTTAAGCTTTTTTTCTTTAGCTTCAGCATCAGTAGCCCAAAGCAATCTAGTAGCTTTATAATCAATAGGAATACGTCTAATTACATTACCCTCATCATCTAATTTAATTTTCTTTCTAACCTTTTGTATCATAATCTTACCCATATTACAAGGTAATGGATACTCTAAATTATTAAGAATCATCTTAGTTCTAGCTTTTCTAAATATCTTCATAAGCACAGTTCTATACTTACTAAAAGATATATTATATCTAGTACTCATTGCTTCACTTCCTAAAGGTAATTCTTCTTTACTTAGATTATTTAAGTAATACTTATAATAATCTCCTAATCCATAATCAGCTGGATACTTACCTTTACCTCTTTCTTTAATACCTAATTCAGTATTACTTAGCTTGTGTTGTGTAATCATTTTCATTATTATTAGTAGTATCTTCAGCTACTGAAGCTTGTGTAGCTAAGAACAATTTAACAGCCATATCTACTATACTATTAACCATCCAGTTTTTAATTGGGAAAGGATCTGTTGAAGAATAGCAAGGTTTTCCATCACAATCTTCAAAGTTATAAGCATCTCTTGGATCTTCAAATACACCTTGTATATTTATAAACTTTAATACTTGTAATATATTGTTAGGTACTATAAGATACAAATAACCGTTAGTATTTTGCATATAATACTTAACTCTATTTTTAGTATATTTGTTATTTAATACATAAGGTATTCTTTCATAGTGCACATAATCATAACCAGATAATCCCTTATTAACAGGTCCTACTCTAGTAAATAATTGACTATGATGAAGTTCTATTGTGCTTGGTATAGGTTTAACACTTCTTAATAAATTACAACCTGCTTCAATAATACAAGATTCAGCTGCATCTACTACTTCCATTTCAACACAACCTAAGTCTTGAATAATGTAAGGATCAGCTGTATAACCTTTATTAGAATCTTGTTTAATAAGTTGAGATCTTAAATTAATTACTATTTGTTCAACTTGCTCAGGTAATATAGTATCAGTAACTACTGATCTACCTCTAATTTGGTCAAGTACTAAATATACAATATGATCTAAAGATGTTGTTGTAGCCATTTATTTTAAGTAAAAAGGCTCATACTTGAGTAAGAGCCTGTATGTTAATAAAGTAATATATTGTATTTATATAATTCAAATCTATTTAATTAGATAGTTTTATCTTGTTTTTTATTATATTTGAAATATTCAAATCCTATAAAACCAGCTATTAATAAGGCTATAATAAGATATAAATTAATAATTTGAGATTTCTTATGTTTAAGTTCTTCTTTTAAAATATCTGAATCATGTGTAGCTAAGTTATCCATATCAGGACAAGGTATTTGTTTAGTAACAATAACAGTATCTCTTACTACTACAGTATCAGGTTTTAAAGTACTTTTAATTTTAAGTTTTTTACCTAACTTCTCTACTTCAAGTTTAAGTTTCTTATTTTCACCTAAAGCAACTACTGTACCATCTTGTAAAGATTGTACTAAACTGTCACAATTAAATCCTACATTAAGTGTATCACCTGGTATAATGACAGGTATTTTAACTATTGTAGTGTCATGAATAGTTTTAATTTTAAAGTATTCAGGATATTTTGTTATTATATAGTTAGCGGATTCTTTCTGCCCAAACTTGTTAATAGCCTTTTGAAATTTCTTTTCAGCTCTTTTTGTTGCATTACAACTACCTAAACAGATTAGGAATAGTAATATACCTAAAACTATTAAAACTCTCTTATACGCTTTAATTTTCATGTTGTTCTTCACTTTCTTTAATTATATCTAAACTTTCATTACAAACAGCAGCTAATACTAATATGATTACGCCTGTCCATTTGTAATCAGTTACTACAAAAGTCATACCAATAGCTCCTAATGCAGCTTTACATATTCTTAGTATATTCTTAACTACTATATAGTTATTTTGTTTAAGTTTTATTTCCATTAATCTTTAATTTCAAAGTGCATCCAATCATAATTTTTTTCAGGTCCTAGTCCTATAAAACCATTTCTATAGAAAGCTTCTAACATAGGTTTATACTCAGGTCTAGCAAATCTAGCTGTATTACTAGTTTCGTTTAATTGATTTCTTTCAGGATCTAAGTCTATTGCTATACCCCAAGAGTGTCTAGAATAATCAGAACCTCCTCTCATAGCTCTAAAATTAAAACATCCTCCAAATAAATCAATACCTAATTCTACTATTTTAGCATAACCATAAGTTCTTAATATATCATTAAATACAGCAAGAAACTTATCAGCTACTAGTCTATGACATCTCATAGTAGTTACTTTAGTATTTTTATCCCAAGCTAATCTCATAGGATAAGGTAATTTTATACTTACTAAATAAGGTGAACCATTTTGAGTTGGTTTACCATATTTACTTATTATCTGTTGGGTTGTTAACATGTTTTTTACTTTTTATAAACTTAGTAATTTTAATACTAATACTTTCTACAAATTTATAAGTTGTAATAGCACCTACACACATTGTAAAGAACTTAGCACCATAGTTTATAAATTCTAAAAAGATTTTTAAGAAATCATTACTTGAATGGACATCTGATAAAAAAGTAGCTTCTCCATAACTTATAAAGCTAAGTGTTCCTAGCATTACAATGAATTGTCCATATATTCCCATAGTAGCTACACCAAAGAATTTGGCTGCTTCTTCTATAAAATTTTTAAGTTCTTCTTGGTAGTGTTGTATCATAGTTTTAAATAAAGATTGACAATAATAATGTAATTATGCTTATAATTGCAAAAATAACTCTTTTTTTATAAGTATTGAATAGCTTAACCGTTAGTTTTTTAAACTTATCTGTATTACCATCAGATATGGTGTGAGTTGATTTAAAACTATCTGTATAGGTTTTATTATTTAGTTTGTTTCTAGTATAAAACATATACCCTAAATGAAATAAAGGATTAACTGTAGATAAGCTAATACCTAAAAACAATAGTTTAAGTATACTAAAGTTTAAAGCTAAAGCACCTAATAGTATTATTAATAAGGGTAAAGCAGTTAAATAACTACCTATTTTGTGTAAATATTTACCTTCATTTTGCATACTTCTGAGAGAAGTATTACTATTTAGTATTTTTTTAAACCAAGACTCTAGCCAGTAATGCCATAAATAACCATCATATATTCCTTTAGCAGAAGATATAATTCCGTAAATTATCCAACTTAGTATAATAAACATTGTTATCATTATAAACGCATTTAATAGTGTTTTTAATCTGTCTTTTTGTTGGATTCTTGGTCACTCTGCACTTCACTAGAACTGTTATCAAATAGATTAAAAATAGCAAAAACGGCCAATATTTTATATCCCATTTTTTTAAGTGACTCATTTAAATCTTTATTTAATTTTTTAGTTGCTAGATATGCTCCTACTATAATTGCTATTGGTAATCCTATTATTAATATTAATATAGAATTCATTAGTTTCTTTTAAACTCATCATAAACATGAAGTAAAGAAGCTATTCCTGTTCCAAGAATCAATACTCCAAATAGTATTTTATATATAGGTTCTTCTATATCCCATAGATTAGAAACAATCCATTCATCATAAGAATAACTAGGTAATCCTATTGTAAAAAATAGTAGTATGACTATATTAACTACTACAGCCCAAAATCTTTTAGTAAATAAAAATTTTAAATATTTCATAACTTTAGATTATTATTTATTGTATTGTGTGTATCAAATTGTTGTTGGTTCATTTAGTGTTTGTGTATTTCGGGATAGTTGCTAAAAATTGTACGCAATCGGTTTCTTCGGGGTTGGCTATCACGTATGCCTCAACCATTTTGCAAGTCGATGTCCACCATGCTATGAT